CGGGTTCACCACCGAGTTGCTGTTGTCCACTTGCATAGTCCATTGCCTCTTGATTAGTTTGCGTGTTAGTTCCTGGTGCTAACGTTGTACCTGACATGAGTTGATTCATCATGTCCATACCACCGTCTGCACTTACTTGTTGCTGTAATGCGTTAGCCATACCAACGTTAGGTAGTTGTCCACTCTGTACGGCATCCATGAGAGGGTTACCGCTCGTGGGTGTTGGCATCACTTGTTGTTCTTGTTGAGGTTCGGCTTTCTTGAGGTAGCGCTCGGGTTCATCGAATCCCCAATGGTTGAGTAGATCTGTGAGGAACATATCCATGTTGAGACGTGCGGCTACGTCAGGTAGTCCACTCACTGCCTGTACGAACTCTAGTCGTGCTTGTACGTACGCCTTACGCTCGATGACGTTATCAGACCCAATAGGTCGTAACTTACATGGCATGTTGAAGTCAGTAGGCTCTAACTCCCAGTAGTTGTACTCGTCTGCACCATCTCCTGCTACTCGTACGTTGACAGGCTCCACAGTGAACTGATGCACCATAGAGAACAACTTACCAAGGAATGGGATGAGCGCAGTCTCTTCGATGTGTTTGTGTACCGTGCTAAGACGATTACCACCTGCATCACGAACTGCTGCAACTTCGGTAGCTGTCACACGCTCACCGCTACGTTGTTGGTTACTGCTGATGTAGTTACCTGTACCGAATGACTTATCTACTGTTTGTTCCAGTAGTCCAGCCTCTTGGTACGTTACGGTCCATGATTGCGCTTGTGACGCGAGTGGTTGTAAGTCATTGTGGTCACTCACTTGGAATACACGACCCGGTTCCGTGTACACCTCGTCAGGTTGTAGAACACCATCAGACTTGAGAGTCCACATGTTGTTAATAGCGAGTTCGAGGTTGTCTAGGCGTTGATTAGTTACGATATCTAGTTGATGTAGTAACCCTAGTACAGGCTGTATACCACCAAACCCATACGGTGAGTGACCTGTCATCGAGTAGGTACCAATGATGAACGGAGTACCACACCAGAACGGTGAACGTTCGTATCCGATTACCTTGTCCCCCATTAGCGTGACTACCATGTTGCATTCACACTCACCTGTCTCGTCGTCGTACACATCACCCCAGTACTCAATGAGTTCTACCATCTCAGTAGGTGCCCATGCTTGAGTCTGTAGTCCCTCGAAGGTGTGTAGTGTGTTCTTACGACTAGTAGAGGTATCGTAACCTGCACCGTACTCGCCTTTCATGTCGATGATGTCTGTTGCAGATACGTCGTATGTACCATCTTTAGCGAGGTCCAACAGTTGAGCCTTACTCTTCGTGAGTTTGCGGATGAACGCACCTTTGTTAGGGTCAGTCACACACGGATCAACGTAGCAATCGAACACATCTAACACTTCGATACCCGGGGCGTCGTACGTGTTGTATGTGTACTCTTGTTGGACATATGAAGGACCGTAGTCGTCGTCTAGTTCCATCTTCTCATGCTTGTACCCAACCTCTGATTCACACCTCCAAGGAAGTGCAACCACTGAGGTACCAGTTACCACGAGTTGACGTAAGTAGATAGCCCACTGGCTCTTGAATCCTGACTCGTCTAACTTGTTAGTGATGTGTTTCTTAATTAGTCGTGCTAATTGCAAGTTGTCATCTGTGTGAGGTGCTAACGGTTCCACACCAAACCAGTCTCTATTGGGGAACGTAGCAGCCATGAGGTAACCTACGATGGTTTCTACCGCTTCGTATGCCTTAGCACCCGTTAGTTTGTGTCTCCACTCAGTTTCTACGTCACCTACTCGTTTGAGGGTGGATGCCTTGAGGTTACCCTCGGTGTTAGGTGTGTTGAGATACTTAGCCCAACACTCTAACCAGGATTCTTCTACTTCTTCGCGTGCTTGTCTGAATAACTCTAGTTTGTTCAGAACGTACGCACTAATGTTCTCGTTATGCACGGACACCTCCCCATCGTGTGTTAATTGCTCTACGTGGTGTTGAGGCACCTCGCGACCCCTTCTTACGGACTGGTGACGCTATTTCTGCGATGGCTGCTAACGTGTCTAGAATGTCGTCGTGCTTACAACGCGGGAACGTCGTTAACTCATTACGAAATTCCATGTTAGTAGCTAGTGTGCTCTGTGCGTACACCATACCGTTGTCAAATAATGGCTGTAACCACGCTTCGATGCGCGCCTTCTTATGTAATTTATTTAGCGGTCGGTAATCCTTGATACCTATGAGACGTGAGTTACGTTTCATGTATTCACGAATGACGTGCTCGTACAACTTAAACCCGCCTACCATCTCTACGGTGACCTGATTCAATGACCACTTATCACACATAGTGAAGAGGTGCTCACACACTTCCGTGGGACTGTACCTACCGTGGTCGATGTCGAGGATAATGAGTTCCTTATCTGCGCTGTACCCCGCTACTGTTAGCACCGTGAAGTCACTTGAGTTACTCACAGTTGCTGCTGGATCGATGAACAGCATCGGTTTAACACGTCGTGCTGGTTCTCCCTTACGGATAACTTCCCACTCGTTGTCAGGTGTGTGATGTACGTTGTCCTGAGTGAACCACTTAACATGCTCCACGCTAAATGTAGCGTCTTCTGCTGCGATGATAGTGTTGAGGTACTGCGATGAGAACCGCTTATTGTCGTTAATGCGTCTGCGAATGCGTTCAATTGCCTGTGCGTTGAACTTCTCAGGCCATAGGTACCCCTCGCTATCATCATTGCCGTTCTTGTAGATGTTACGTATGAATGTCTTGACGCCTAGCACGGGTGCTTCATCAATGGAGTACTGGTAGTAATCCCACTCGTAATAGCGGGTGCCAAGTACAACAGCTTCATCACCGATGTAATCTACTAATTTGAGTGTAGGAGTCACATCAAACTCTACTTGCTGACGTGGATCTAACACGGATTCGAGGTCACGAGTCCAATCGAGGATATCATCTGCCTTAGCCTCTGTATTACTGTTATCGAAGTCCACCACATCATCAAGTATTAGCAGGTCGTAGTGATCACCCGTTACCGTAGTACCTACCGATGCAATCATCACAGTGGGTTCCTTGAGGATGTCAGGACGCAGTACTTGTAACGCCTCCATAGACCATATTAGTTTAGTGTCATCAGCAAAGTTAATGTCTTCCTCACCGCTAAAGTCGTTGTTACGTCGCGAGTTACGTTTACGTCTGTCAGCCGCACTCAATGCAGGTACTAATGGCCCTTCTACGTGAGGTCTACAGTTCCATACTGTACGCTGTAGTTCACCGTTCTCGAAGTATTGCCGTAATTCACGAATGAACGCACGTCCTAATCGTTTGATGTTTGTTCCTACAAGAATACGGATGTTCGGGTTACGATACACACGCCACAACGTATAGAGCACGGAGGATACGGTAGACTTTAGATGACCTCGTGGCATAAGTATCAATCGTCTACGGTTCTCTTCGCATTCTACACGTTGAGGTTGAGTGAGGAACTCAGCTAACTCACGATGAACTTCACCAAACTTACGTCTACCACCTCTGAAGTTGATTAGGTCTGCGAAGGACCATATATCGTTGTACGCATCAATGAAGTCCTTACGTGTCAGTTGTCGTTCCTTACCAGAACTGAGTTCCTTACTCATGTGATTATCCTCGCGAACCTGCTTCGAGGTACTTAAGTTCAATCTCCCAGTCAATGACAGTGGCCGCTAGTCCGGTGACACTCAACGCGATGTACGCATTACTCGTTGCAGTAGCAGGAACCACCGTGAAGGTATAACCGTTAGCAGCACCTAAGGTTAGTACGTTCAACTTAGGAACGACTGCACCAGAGGGAGCAGCCACACTACCAGGTGACTCTACACCTTGAGAACCACCAGTGGTACCATCGATGTCCAACTGAGTGATGACACCCGCAGTAGACACACGGAACAGGTGCTGAGAGTCGGTGAATAACGTAGTACCGTTACCGTAGTGCGCGACACCACGCAGACTGATTAGAATGGAACTATCAGCAGCGGGTACAATACGACGGTTAGCTTGTCCGTCGATGAATAACTCGGTCAACGTAGCATTAGTTGTACGACCACGATACACGACAGCGCCCGGACCTTGCCGAATCTGTAGTGCTTCACGGATCGAAGTGATAATAGAACTGAATCGCATAATGTAGCGGCTCCTAAGTGTGATTACATAGTCATTGGGTTGGACATGGTACTCATTAGTCCACGTCTACGTCTACGTGTATTCACTGCTTTGTTAGCAGCGTCTACACTTCTCTTGTTGAGGTTCATTGCATCACGAGTCTGGATAGTTTCCTTCTCTGCTTGTGCGGTCTGCAACTTACTCGCTTGTTCTTGCTTACCTGTGAGTTCACTCATCAGCGTACCTTGCTTCTCCTGCGCTAACTTAGAGTCAGTCAGTGCTTGCTTGGTAGTACCGAGTACCTCATCGTAGGACTTCTGTTGACGAGCTAGTTCACCCTGCATCAACGTTGTACGTTCCGCTAATGCACGCTCACTATCGGTGCGCATAGCGTCGTACTTAGCTTGTACTGCCTTGTTCTGCTCTTGCATCAGTGAGATTTGTTGGTCGTATTGAGCTTGCTTCTGTGCTAACTCTTCCTTAGATGGTCCAACGTACTTAACCTCTTGTGCGCCTCCTCCTCCACCCATATCACTTATCTCCTCTGTTAGGTTTCTTGCGTGTGACCTTTCCGCGTAGGCTTGCGTCTCCTGCCAACTTTGGGATTCTCCCGTTTGTCAAGGTTGATGCTGTCTTGATCTTTCGTTTGTCCTTCATCGTCCACTCCCTCGATACATGTCTCGTCCTCTTTGAATGTGTCTACGTAGAATGCACTCATCGCGTTACGTGCAACGAGCATCTGCATCTCATTAACTTCCTGAGGTGTAGGTTCCATCGAACTCACTAACCTCTCAGCTTTCATACCTACAATCGTGTCCATACGTAATAGCCTCCTGAAGGCCTCTCTAGTGTGTGCGGGTCTGTTTGTACCTGAGTTGAGGTTAACGTGCCTTCATGGACCTCTCAGTGGCCTCTGGTGGCTTGTTACGGTGGTTGTCCTGGAGTAACTGCCTGAGTAGCGCTGTGTTCTCTTTGATGTCGTCCTTCACGTCAGCGAGTGTTTCGCGTGTTGTGTTAGTTGAGGATTCATAGCGTGCTCGCAGTTCGATGACTTGACCTTGCAAGTTGAACCATCCACCTCCTAACACTCCTAGGAATACTAGCAGAGGAAGTACCTCTAGTAGTCCCTGCATTAGATTAGTACCATCTGTGTCTTGTGTCTGTTTGTCGTCCATAGTTCTGTGAGTATGTAACTTGTATTGTAGTTGAGGTTCCACGTACGCAGGTAGAGAGTTAGCACTCCGTGCAGGGTAGCTCAGTCCTGTGTGTCTACATCAACAGTTCGCTTCTCTAGGGAGAAGGCTCACTGTGAGCTACACCTCTTACATTAGATTTAGCGGTGGGTAATGCAGTGGTTATGGTCTGCGCCTTGGTATGTGCGTGTGAGTAGTACCTATCACATCAGACGAACGTAGAGGCACCTAGAAGCCACGATAGATGTATGCAGGTCAGAATACACCTGAGTAGTACCTACCACGTCCTGAGCAGCCTCTCAGGCACCTTAGAGAGGACGTACGCTTACATGGTGATATATACATGCTATAGAGTACCTCCCGCTAAACTTGATGAGTATATCCCCGAACCATATCCGCGTATCCCTAGATACCGGATATTCGTGAGGGAATAGCTTGACAAGTACGTTCATGTGTGGGATAATGCTTGCATGGTTGAGTAAGATGTTTGCTCATCGTAAGTCCACCAAGGAACCACATACCTGTATGTAGTACATACTCAATTAGCACTTCGTGCTCGTAGTACATATCTTGTATGTGGTACTTAGGTAAGAGGTAGATACTACATATGTATATAATATATA